GAACGAACACGAGCCAAATCATCTTCAGTATAAAACTTTGAAGACTTGGTGGAGTCGTTCTCTAGTCCAATTGCAACAGTAGGCGCGTCAACGCCCGACACATTTACGACTGGAGCGACATTGGCCTCTGCTTCAAAAGCGGCTGCCATCTGTTCTGCTGTTTCTGCCATGATTATATCCTTAGTATCCTAGGGGTCGTTATCCGAATTGAGCCGAAGCCCGTAGCACAAATGACCTAACGTGTATTCTTATTTTCTCTTTACACTACGAAAGTGTCAGCGTAAACGCTTATTTTTCGTAGTCTCGCGGAACCTTCCTGTTAGGGAGTGATGTTCCGTAAGCTTCAGTTACGAGGTTGACTCGTAGTTGTTGCTCCCCTGATTGAGCCTCAATGCTTGCCGCATCTACTACTGGTGGGAGTGTGGACTGAGGAATGCCTTGACCAGTCTCCGGGTTAGCCTCTACAGGTGAGGCTGCCTCTTTGCCTTGTGGGGATTGCATACCAGTAAGGTTCATGATGTCGTTCTCGATCTGAGTCTGGAGCAACTTAAGCGCCCCATCAGCCTTAGCGTCATCAAGAAGCTCTTGACGGATTTCAGTAAGCTTCTCTGCTGGGAACTCTTCACCCAAAATGCGCAAAGCGCCTTCCTTAGACTCAAGACCAAGAGAAAGCATTGATTGAACTTCATTGATAGCAATCAGCTTGTCTAGTGGTAGTGGCTGTGGGAAGTGGACAATCGATCGATAGGTGATTGAGTCATTAAAATCTAGTTGAGCCAACTGCCCAGGCTTTAAAGGTGTGGTCTTAGTTACAGGATCCCAAGTAAATACTTCTGGTTCCTTAAGGGCTAGGCTTAACAAAACTAGCTCATTGATGCGTTCTAGACCGTGTGCATATTGAACGATTTTCTGGTGGTAGCGGTTCATCAAAGGCTGGAACATGATGCTAAGAGCAACACCAGAGGTATTTGAGACTGGCATTGCTTGTCCAAGAGCTGTCTCTGGAACACCTACCATTTCGTGCATAGACTTCTTGAGCATTGCCAAGAAGTCCATAGCTCCCTTTAGTCCTTGAGCTCCGCCTTCAAGATTCTCAACGCGAGCGTCTTTTGGAAGTCCGCCCCATACCTTGTTGGCGCCCTTTTCTAATTGTGAGGCCTTTGCGCCAATGATGACCGTAACCGGTGCCGCGTGGTAGTTAACAATGTCAGCAATATCAGTAGCGGTTTCATTGTAAGCGCGGTTAATGTTAATAATGTCGTTGCAATCACTGAGACCCCAAGGGCTACCACTGATACGAACATTCGGAATATGAATAACAGGGATGACACCAAGTGGGTTAGGGCGCGAGTCAATGAGTTCGTCATTTATGTATTCCTCGATAATGTCGTCTGTCAAGATTTCCGTGTAGGTAAATACTTGACGTGTTCCTTCTAGTGATGTTCCCCAAAAACGATACTTAAGCTTAAATCGGATTAAGCGCTCGCGGTCATGGGGGTGGAACTCTGGGAAAGCAAAAGAAGAGTTCAGGGGAAGAATACGAACTCGTCCAGGGTGTTCTCTACCAGCGGGGTCTTTATAACCTTCTTCATAAGCGACCTTGATAAAGCAGTCACCAGAAACAGATCCCTGCTGACCGATTTCCCACAGTACTGTGGCTTTGTTGTTATCTGTCTCCCAAACTCTTTCGAGCAGGTCTGGGACAATGGCTTCCGTTTCTTTCGGGGAACGGAAGGAGACCCCTTTACCGAAAGTAAAGTTAATTACGAAATCTGTAAAGGCGCGATAATAGTTAAGAGCCAGCTGGGTTTCGCCTGTCTGACGGCGGTAAGACCAGTGGTGACCAAGATACATAGCCCAGTTAAGGGAATAACGGTTAAGGCGGGGACCGTGAACCTCAAACTCTTCATCCGCTAGTTCTACAAGACCTAGTGGGGAGATCGAGATTGTTAGATCAGAGGAGGCTGCACGATAACTCGGAGGCGAGAAATCAATCGAGCTCACCAATCACCTCTTTCCGTAAAGACTATCAATAATAACATAATTGTCGACAAATATATAAAACGACACTCAGTACTTAAAGTGCTCTCCAGCAATTACGTTTCTACCTACTGGATGAGTAACTTTCTTTTTCATGTCTTCTTTTTTCTTATCAATGGCATCTTGAACTCTGTCGCGGTTTCTTGGGTCTATATCTTTTTTAGAGTCAACGAATTTTCCACCCAGCTGAAGGTAATGAGTGTGAACCCAGTGAGCAGCAGCAGGGGATGGGTATTTAGAGAAACGGGATTTAGCTTGAACCACCACCATGTTGTACAGGCGTGGATTAGCTGGGAGCTGCTTAGGACCCTCTTTAACTTCTTTACCGCGGATGAGTGCCATTATTAATCCTTAGATAGGTCCCAACCCCCAACCTTTAGGGTCAGGGGTCGGTCGTCTAATTTATTAGTCGCGGACTACTGAAGCGTTGCCAGCCTTTTGGTTGGCGCCACTACGAGTAACTTCTTCAATGCGGTTGTCGCCATGATCAGCGAAAGCGCCAGAGGCAAACTCTGTTAGATGATCAGGTGCTTCTACCCAAGATGCAGAACCGACGTGTGCGCGTTCACGCATTGTCTCTTCTGGAAGCTTCTCGAATACATTCTGATTGCGGTTTGGACGACCAGCTGCTGGGATGTAACCCTGCATAGCGCCCTTTGAAAACTCTTGTGGGACGTCGGTATCAGTTGCGATACCCTCTTCAAAGCGAAGTGGTCCACGTTGTCCGGCAGAAGCGGCAGAAACTTTACGATCGTAAACGTTTCCTGGGCGCTCTGGGAACTTTGGGTCTGGTGCAAGTGCCATTTATAACTCCTTATAGGTTGAGGTACCTCATAGAACAGTGTGCTACAAAGAACCTGTGTAGTCAGCGTAAAGTCTCAACGAAAAAAGGGTGAGCTGGATACTTCAACTTGAGGCAGTGTTAGATCCATAGTTAAAGAGCAGGCGAGAGCTAGGCTATCTGCGTAGTCATCGTGGGCGTGGGCTTCATCAGGAGCGTGGGCCAAAAAGTTAGGACCAGTGAACTTAGTCTCTAGGTCTTCCATCTGTTGTTTGAATCTGCGCCATGTGCGCAGGCGACGAGTCTTTGCATGAGCAGGCCAGCTAATCATGCGACGATCAATAAGCGCCTTTAAGTGCTTCCACCGCTTAGATTGCTCTTGTTGGCTACTACCTATCGAGTAAACCTCTGCGTTAGGGAGGAGGATCTTAAGGCGCTGGGCCACTGCATCTCCGACACCATTTGCGTCTACGCCAACAGAGAGCACGTCATAGTTTGATAGGAACTCTCTAATCTGGAAGTACTGGTTCTCCCAGTCATCACCCTGCAACTCTAACCAGTTAAGGATACGGTGGTCGTAGTAACCAAACTCGTCTGGGCGGTTCCAGTCAACCCAGACAACTGTTACTACTGTAGAGTCAATCTTACGGGCGGGGTCGATGCCCACTACTACAGGGGTCTTATACCAAGCCTTTTGTGTCTCCATGGATGTATCGCCAAGCTCATCTAGCACAGTAGAGGTAACGAACATACCGCGCTCAAGAAGCCACTTGCAGTTGTATGACATCTGGAACTCGTCGGAGTCCTCACCAATGCGCAACATTTCTTTTTTAATAAACTTGCCGTAGTTTGTGTTGACCTTGGCTACATCACGCCAGTCCCACTCAAAGTGGTTCTGTCTACTGCGGGAGGTCTGACGACGACGGTTGAGCTGAATGGATCTGTAGAAGTTATTCTTATGTGTGGTTGGGGTTCCAGTCTTAACCATTGTTCCAGCAGTGGAAGCCAACATAGGAGAGATAGATTTAGAAACTACAAAGTCATCAGCTTCTTGACACTCATCGATAATAATAAGATGGAAGGTCTTAGATTCGATCTTAGCCCGGGGGTTAGCAGTCATCATGGTTAGGCTAGAGCGGGACTTCTTTAGTCTAATCTGACGAGTAACGCCAGCAACTTTACCTAAGCTATCGTCAATCTCTGGGTCACCTAAGATCTCAAGGGCACGCTCACTGGTAAGGCGGTCTACTGTACGACCGAAGAGAGTTTCAACCTGTGTCTCGACCGGTGCGAACATACCGATCATAATTCCGTCTTTAAACTTACTTAACAGATCTGGGTACATCTGGGCTAAGCGGGGAAGAAGAACCATCAGCCCAGCTACTGTGTTAGCTACTGTCTCTGACTTACCTGACTGACGAGACGCGAGAGCGGTGATCTCCTCGCCGTCATTGATGATTACTGACTCAACAATACGTCTAGCGAGGGGTAATTGATAGGGGTGAAAAGGGTGTCCAGAGAGGGCTTCGATGAACTGAATACAGCGGTCTACTAGCTTTTTGACAAACTCCTTGGAGAGCTCATCTAACTCATCTTCCTCCTCTGGAGGCAGATCGTCGTCCTGATCATACTCGTCAGGGATGAACTCTTCATCATCTAATACTGGGTCGTTGCTCACTGTGATCCTAATTTAGTTTTAAGCAGAAAGTCTGGGAGGTTGATCCCAGACTCTCTGACGCCACCTACGGGAAGAGAAGAACGCGGCAGTATTAGTGTATCACAAATGTCGACAAATCTATTTATCGGCGTGTCACGCGTGTATGCAATTCGTTTACCATAGCGTGTAGAACTTCTGCACCAGTGAGTGCCTCTTCAACATAGCGTTCGTCTCTAGTCTTTGCGTAATGAGACAAGCACCTACCGATCTCATAAAGAGATTGATCCGTCCATTGCTCTATGTCTCCTGTAGGGACGCGGGATACCCGCCTAGCCACTTTCTCTGAAAAGGGCTTATCCCACGCCTTCTTATTCTTGAAAAAACTCATCATACATCCCATCTTCAGGCTTCCAAGCAACCCTAGATCTTAGCGCATCTTGCAGGATTCTATCAATAGCGTCGTCGTCATCTCGATTAACGGATGGACGGCTGACCCACATTCCTAGGTAGAACCCGGGAGTGGTGAAGGGTACTCGGAATACCAAGCACTTACCCTTTCTAAAAGGGTATTCGGTTTCTTGGGTGGATCCAATTTCAAGTATTGGTAAAAAGCTTTTATGCCAGTACCGAAGGACTCCGCCGTAAATAGGTCCGGCGGTCTTCATAGATGATTTCATTATTAATCCTTAAAAAAGTCTTTTGCTTTCCAATTATTCAACTTGCCTTTTTGCATAGTCTGAGCTCTGGCTGCGCTTTCGCTCAAACGAGCAAGTGTACCAGCAGATAGATCTCCGACGTTAGCCGCATGATGTGACGAGCAATTACCCTCTAAAGTTGGCAAGTAATCATTTGTAGAAGGGCTTCCCTTTAAGCCTAGCCAAATATCAGTAGAAACATCATTGTATTGGTGCCAGTGATTAGTTCTAAACACTATGTAGACAACTTTAGTGTTTGGATTATAGGCAATAGTAAGAGCTCTAGGTCTAGAGGGTTGTTGAGTAGGCGCGGTCTCAGTCTCTACTCCGACATTAGAGAGCTCACTTGGTATTGAGACATCCCAATCAGTTGGCTTGTCAAGAGCAATTTTCATGCTCTCTAAAATGTTGTAGGTTTTATTACCCGTCTGCTCTTCGTAAGCTTGCCTACGAGAATAGTAATTATCTGCTCTCCTAGCCATTACTCCTCGCAAACGTGGTTTTCAGTCTCGGTCTCTAGTACTCTTGAATAACAAGATCCGCAGTGAAGATACTTAGGGGCTCTGTAGTTATTTTGAGCGGTAGCGCCTAATTCGTAGTCAGACCCGTCTTCACTATACGCTGGCTGAGAAACTATGATCTCTGGCTCATCAAATAATTCCCGCGGGAACGGTCCTCTAGGGGACACTACTCTGTCTGGGACGTAATGTACTTGTTTAGCTTGATGCTTAATTATTCTCACTTGGCGCCGACTCTTCGGCAGGAGTTGCATCTACGGGTGCAACAGTCTTTTTCTTAGAAGGCCTTACTACCTCAGGTTCTGGGATGTCTACTTCTGGGGTAAGCAAGGGGAAATGACCGGCGATCGCTCGCTCACTAAGCCAATGTGGTAGGCAGTTGTTGCAGTAATGAGCCGAGCTTACTCCAGGTTCGGCATGGGTGTATACGGCATCGTTTGAACAGTTATCGCACTTCATATTGTTCTCCTAGAGTATTTTTCTCGTGCTTCAAGTATAGCAAAAAGCACCCCCGAAGGGGTGCTCTCTGTAAGTACTAATTAGTTTTTAGAAGCGTTAGCCTCTACAGCAGCTTTAGCTACAGCCTTTTGAGCATCAGCTACAGCAACAGTTGCTACATTTGTAATAGCAGCGGTGGTAATTGCGTCTAGGTGCTCCTTCTTAGAGAGCTCTCCTACAACACCCTTTGGGTTAAACTTAGCCAGCAAAGGACCGACTACACCAAGAACAGCAGCCCAAAGGACATGCTTCACTGAGTGATTTCCGGTTTGCCAGATAGCTACAGCAGATGCTGCTGTTGCATATACGTAATGCTCTACAAGAGCCTTCTCTGATTGAGTGAATTTAGCCACTGTCTTACTCCTCTATGTTGTTGGCGTATGGCGTTACTATGTGGGAATCCGCCGACACATTAGGTGACGACATATCCGACGTATGAGATGATACACCGGCTAAGGACGCTGTGGCAACCGCTACCAAGTGCTTTGGGTCTGTGGAATACCCAGTGGCAGCCCAAGTAGCCAACCCCGCTGAGCCAGCGATGGCTAGATGGGCAGGACTACTAAAATTAAGCTTTATCCCCACGTATGTACCCCAATATCTCTTTTACGTGATGTCGGAGCTCCTCAATGTGATTGTGGGTCTCCTGATCTAATCTTAGGTCTTTAGTAATTATACGCCTATCTTCGTCGCCTGAGCGGTTAGTCGCATTCAAGATTAACCCTGATAACAGGATTGACTCCAAAGACACAATAAGTGTTAGTAAACCAAAAGGAAATGGCTCTATAGGTATCAAAACCCAAGCGCTCCACCACACTATATGGAATACAAAGAACAAAGGGGAGCCAAAAGATATAGCAGCCCAGTCAGACACTTTTTGAAATAATCTCATTCATTAGCCTTAGCTACCATAGAGGTGTAGGTTGCCGCATCAATGCCTTTACCCTTGGACTTCTTTAGTCCTGGATACAAGCTTTGATAAACAGGTATAAGCGCGATTTCTTCTTCTGTTAGAACACTGGACACCAAGTTGGCGGGCATTAAGCCAGCGTTAGCCAGAGCCTTAGCTACAACTAACTCTACTTTTCCTTTTTCCCCAACCTTGAAGGCAGAAGTGCCTGGGAAAGGCGGAGCGACAATTACAGTAGGTGGCTTTGTAGGAACAGGGGTGGAAGTACCATTCGCATTATGGATAGCAGCAACGCCTCCGCCTGTTAGCGCAGTAGCACCAGCTACTCCTCCTGCAACAAGCTTGTTCTGACTAAGAGAAGATGTAGGTGCTGAACTTTTTGTATAAGCAGGGCGGCAGATAGCCAAAACATAAAGGTAAGGTCGATGACGACGGTAGCAACCATCACCATTTGCTTGGTTACCTGTATAACTCTCAGGACCGGTGTTGAAACCGATTGTTGTTAGCCCGTCTTTAGAGGCCGCTTCAACGATCTCTACGTGATCGGCTACGCCGTTACCGGACCAAGAGAAAAACACAATGTCCCCAGGAAGGGCAGAGTACTTATCAATAACTCTCTTGTTCTTTTGAAACCAAGTTAACCCAGCAGGACAATAAGCAAAGCCCTTAGGAGTTTGAGCCGCAACAAGGTGAGAGGCGTTTGCCTGAGCAAACACCCAGCTTACGCCCATGGCGCAGTACGATTCATTTGGGATTTCGTACCAAGTTCCGTATGGGTTCTCGTTGTTAGGGCCTTCTACAAAGCCAAGTTGAGTACGAGCAATGTTTACGATGTCTACGCCTGCGGTCACTGGTAGATTAACCTTTCCGCTAGATCACCCGGGGTTACGATGTTTGCGGGCTTGTTACATAACTCTATTTTTGCAGCGTCATACGCTAGGGCTACGAGCTCAGAGCAAATAACTCCGTATCGTTGTGCCATTTTCTCTAGAAGCTTAGTGCTGGCAAGAACCTTTAATCCCAAGATCCTAAGGACTAGGTTAGCGATGTCTAGGAAGCCGTACCCTTTTCCTACAAGGCGCTTAGCCTCAGTAGCAATGAGCTTTCTTTGGGCTTCGGTTAGACCTTCATGCTGGTTCCAGCCGATAACCTCATACTTAGAGGCTTTACTAATGACTACGCCAAGAGGAGTAGCCTCAACAATTAAACCGTCACCGATGTAAATGAAGGCGTGATTCCATCGAGATAGAGTACCTACTCGGATTAACTTTCCAAAGAACCCGTTAGTCTTTACTACTCCGTAATCTCCTATACGAGGTTCGTAGGCCATTACTCTTTGTTCTCCTCCACATATTGATCAAATCGACCCTCTAAACGGGCGACATTGACTTTTATCTCAGTCTGTTCATCTCTAATTTCATCCTGCCCTCTATCCAACTTCTTAAGGATCGGAAGGACTTGAAGCTTTACGATGTCATTCAGCGAACTGCCATGGTTGGGCTTCAACTCTTTTGAGTTCTCTTTTAATTCAGATAGATACTCTTTTACTAAATCTTGCGTGTGGCTCTTAAGGATTCTGCGGGCAATGCCCAAAAAAACACCTCCAACGACGGAAACGGATGCTGCTGTGCCTGTAACAGTTGCTATGTCCATTGTCAAACCAATTCTCAATAGAGGACTTATATGAAGAGAAGAGGTCGTTGTCCGTGATAAATGCCACAAAATGTACAATTTTTAATAAGTTTAGAGCACTTTTTATTATTTTTCCGCACAAATTGTACTTAAGAGTTGACACACTCTGTAACTCTAGTGTTTCATAGAGTATGAGGGGGTCAGTAATGACTCTCTTTTGTTTACTGAGAGGAGCAGTGATGCTTAATATCAGAGTTAACTTTACGATCGACGTGAAGAAAGTAGCTAGAGTGGCGAGTGCCATTCTCATAGTCTGGAGTCAGGTTCTGTCCCCAGCTGCACAAGCTACCCCTATATCAGTTCCTAAGTTCAAGATGGCATACGAGGAGAAGGATGTATCTGTAGCCCTTAATAATGTAAACCTTAAGGTTACAAGGTCTGGGGCTAAGGAAGCCTTGTCCAGCCCATATGTTAAGTATTTTGATCCGCAGACCATCGCATTCCTTACAGAGTACGCCTCAGGGAAGTCAATGGCTGACTGGAAGTGCTTAAATAACCTTTGGACATCAGAAAGCCACTTCAACCCTAAAGCGCTTAACATGAGTTCTCACGCTTTTGGGATAGCCCAATTTTTGCCTTCTACGTGGGGCAATTATAATCTTACGAAAACACCTGTAGCATTATTACAAATTAAATACGGACTACACTACATCGACAAGAGATATGGGAGTGTTTGTAATGCTTGGACGTTCTGGAAGAAGCACAGCTGGTATTAAAGCCCCTCTATTTGATGGGACTCAAGTATGTGCTCAGGTAGATCCAGAGATCTTTTTCCCCGACGATTCGGAAAACCCTAGACTAACCCTTAATACGGCGCGTAAACTATGCGCGTCGTGTGAGTTTAAGGAGCCTTGCCTAGAGTATGCCATCGTTCATCCCGAGTTAGTTGGGGTGTGGGCAGGTACCAATGAGTGGCAACGAGAAGACATAAGAACGGCTAGAAATAAAAGAGTGGCATAGAAAAAGCCCCCCGCGAAAGCGAGGGGCTTCTTTTCTAACTATTAGTAGGTGTAGGTTCCAGCTTGTGTTCCTGGGTTAGCAGCATCAGCAAGCTTGTAGACAACCAAGTTAACTGCGGTTCCAAGAGTTTGGGTACCTGTTACAGACTGGCTGTAAACGGTGTTAGCGTTAGCAACTGTAGCACCTGAAGTGGTGTAGGTGACTGTACCGGTGTTGAAGTTAGCAACTCCGAGTTGACGATCACCCTCAGTGGTTGTGAGACCTGTTACTGTTGGGACAGTTGCTGTTGAAGCAGAAGCTGCAACTGTAGCAATCGCTGTTCCGCGGACGCTTCCGTTGGTGTTAACCAAAGCTGTATCCGTAGCTGAGTTAGTGACTGTGAAGCCAGTAGCTGTAGCAGATGCAATGGTTACGTTTGAAAGGTTGAACGCAGAAGCAGTTGTGTAAGTTGGAGCGTACACAGCAGTAGCGATTGGTTGGTTGGACCCCGCCAAGACGTAGTTGTAAAGACCTGAGATCGATACTGTCTGACCTGTTGTGAAGTTGTTGTTAGCGACATAGGTAACGGTTGTTCCGTTTCCTGAAGCACCTGTTACAACGGCAGTCAAGGTAGCGGCTGGGTTGAAGCCAGCGGTCTTGTTAGCGGCGTTGTTAGGGAATGCCTCGTAGCCGTTCAAGACGTTAACGACGTTATCGTTTGGAACGGTGTAGGAATTGAGTCCGATAGCTTTTGTAGGTTGGGTCTCTGTTAAGAGGTTTGAGGTGTAGTCAGTTGTAGTTGACCATCCCTTATCAGCTCCGATTCCCGGAATAACTTCAAGGTTAACAGAAGCTACTGAAGCTGCAGCACCTGAAACAGCACGGTCTGTGACTGCGCTTGTTACGGTGAATTGTGAGCTGGAAACTGTAGCGATTGTTACGCCTGAAAGGTTAAATGCAGAAGTGTAAGTACCTGTTGCTGTTGAGGTAGCACCTGTAGCAGCAGAAGTTACAGTGAAGCTAACACCAGCGTTAACTGCCAAGATTGTCAATGTTCCGTTGTAAGCTGAGGTTGATGCTCCAGTTACTACGATAGTTTGACCGGCTGAAAGACCAGTTGTAGAAGCAGTTGCGTAGGTAACAACACCGGCAGACGCGGTGATGCCCGTGATAGCAACTGAACCTTGAAGACCTGTAATCGTTACAATTTCACCTGCGTTAAACTCGTTAGCAGAGGTGTAAGTGATTGTTCCGCCAGTAGCAGATGCTGCTGTTACAACCGCGGTTTGAATATCTGAACCAGCAGAACCTGTGGTTCCACCTGTACCGTTGTAAGAAATCGATGAACCTGAACGATCATCGTTTGTTTGAGATGGGAAATTACCCCACACGAAGTCTACAGCAACGTTTCCAGAAGGAGCTTGCTTGTAGCCCGAGTCACGAATGACTGCCATTATGTTTCCAATCTATAGATGGGTTTAACGTCCCATGCGCCTGGGACATTATAAGTTTATCTAGCAAACCTCTAAGTGTCGGGCTTTAGTCAGAACTATTAGCAACCCATTAACATAAAGACGTCTTGAATACCCGCGTTTGATGCGGCAGAGCTTACGCCGTTAATGTTTCCGTTTGCGTCTACAAAGGAGACTAGGGTTCCAGAAGAGTTGTGCCATTCTTGAAGGTTAGCTGACTGTCCAGAGGCAGCTGTAATAGTCAAACCTGTGACTGTGGTAGCTGCTGGGGTTACTGCGTTAGGGTAAGTTGTAGATGGGGATGTGCGTACATACAGACCGCCATGACTATCTCCCGCAACACCCTTTTCAATGTTAGTGAGACGATCTCCAACAGAAGCATAGGTAGAGCTTGAGGGGCTCCATGTGCTGGCTGATGTTACTGTGGTTGATACAAGAGGATTGTTTCCTGTAGCGGTAGAGCCAAGAGTGGTTTCAATAGCTGCTACTTCATCTTGAATAGTATTTGGATCCGCAGCGTAGATGGTATCCGTCACATCGTGGTGAACGGTAAAGGTCTTTACGGAAGCTGGATATGAAGCGGTCATGTTTTCCCTTTCATAGGAGACCTTTAAATTTTACTGCTTAACTTCTTAGTTTTGGTGCTCTCCGTTAGGTCCTTTTCCGGGAGTACCATACACAGCAATGCTTGGCTTTTCGTTTGTGTTGAGCACTATGTGGCGCTTACCAAAACGGGAGTCCACGATAGTGGCGTCCTTAAACTCTTTATCTCTGCTCATACTGACCATCGATTCCATTGACGAGCCTGAGTATCAGTGACCTTAATATCTCCAGAAGCCCGGGTTAGGGCGTCTCTATCTTTTCTAGACCGCAACTTATCGCTGGCTCTTTGAGCTACTTCAGTCTCACTACGACCACCTGTGCCAATGTTGCGTGGCTTATTCGCCATGCTTAGAGGCTTCTTTCTGTAGATCGGCAAGAAGCTGGTTTCTGTAGTTAGGGTCTGTCTGAGCTAGGCTACTTGGGCGACTACCTACTTTAATGCCTGCTCGCTTATTGATGTCCCCGCCCTTGGCAATAGCTCCAGAGTACTTTCCAGTCTTCATGTCATTCCAAGAAAGACGATTACCTGCTAGGCGTCCAGTGCTACCGCGGAACTGCTTACCCTTGTGGGGGTTCTCAGGTGCGGCAGGGGATGGTAAAGCTTTATTAGGGGCACTTACTGCTTTAGGGGTTGTGTCGTCTAGTCTTTCAGACTCTACCCAAAGAGGTTCTGCCTTAGGGCTTTTACTATCTTGCGAAGAAGTAGGGTCTTTGTCTAAACGCTCTGATTCAACATGTATTGGCTCTGACGTTTTAGTGGTCTTTTTAGTTGCTTTAGTCTTAGACTTTGCAAAAGCGGGAGCCTTAGTGTTAACAGCCTTAGCAATGTTTTCAGCGTTGCCGACAGAGAATGAATTAGCCATTCTCTGAGTCTAGATGTTTTTGCTCACAATAACGGGCTAAAGAAGCCACTACATAGATTTTTTCGCATATCTGGCACTGGAATCGATCGAACGATGCCACTTTGCTCCTTAACTAAGTAGGTTGATTTCCCCTTCAGGGTCATATACCTCAACAGCTGAGGCGGCCAACTTATCTGCCGATTTACGAGCATGATGCCCGCAGAACAAAAGCTCTCCGTTATTAAAGGTAGCAACGACTTTAGCCGCAGATCCACAAGCATCACAGCGGTCTTGTAAGGTAAGTTCACGCTCTATTACAGTTGTCATGCTACTCCACTTCCTCCTGCGCCTGTAATTCCCGCTCCAGCGGCTGATCCAGCTCCGCTATTGTTCTCTGAAGCTTCCTCTGACATATCTGTGCCAGTGAGAGCTGCAAGGCTTTCTGCGGGAGTTTGAGATGTGGATGTGCGGTCATCAGAGTCAACAACGCCAGAGCCTGAAATATTCATGTAAGAAGGGGCAATGCCTAGATTGAGGGCGTCGTGTACCTTAATGTTTGGAAACTGCTTATGTTTCTTTTGGTACATGGGTTAATCATCCCATGTGTTCAGAGACAAGGCGCCCTAAAATCCAATCCACTACTGGTACTGCCACCGCATTTCCAGTCTGCTTATAGCGAGACGAATCCGCTTGATTGTCTGTCCAATTATCGGGAAATCCCTGTAAACGCTCAGTCTCTAGCGGGGTAAGTCTACGTACTGTGGAGGCATAGCTTAAAGCATGACGGTCTCCGCCTGTAAGAGTATTCATAGGGTCTCCGTCTTCTCCAATGCCAAGCCCGTTCCCTTTACCATCGTAAGAATAAGTACCATCTGCGTGCTTGCGCTTACCAACAGATCTGGTAGCTGTGTCATGAATGGGTGTTATAGCGACAGCGTGTGGGGAAGTCGTATCAACAGTAAACATGGGGTCTCCTTCATCTGTGTGACCTTTTCCTTGTGGACCTGCTGTGTCTGATCTACCAACTACTGTATTTTGAATACCAGTTATCACAATTTTATTCTCGTCCACGTATTGATTACCCACTCCCTTGTAATCCCGGGCTTGAAGCGTTCCAACAATTTCATTTTCGTTTAACAATACCATTGGAGTATTTAAACCGCCTGTTCCCATAAATGCGGTTAATGTGTTAACCGTTTCTCCTTGAACACGAACACCATCATGTCGGTGCGGATGGAAAATGATCAAAGCTGTGCTCCTACCCTCATCGCTGTTATCAAAACCATTGAGGGTGGGAGTAACATTACTTTCCACCCATGTTTCATAGTCATCTTTAGTATGCGCTCTGCGACTTTTAACAAAGAAGGACTCAGTTGTAGACAATATCCGTAGCGTCTTTCCAATCGCGTGACTTTAAAGTAGATGTTGTGTCATCTAGTTCGTAGTCTCCGAATCCTCGCATACGCGCAATAGTGCTCTCTTCAGAGGCTCTGGAAGAGTCTTTCCCCTTCTTTCTGCCCTCCGTAAGATCCCCTCGCAAGCTCTCTTGCTCAAATAATACTTTTGCGGCAGTGGCTCCATCTGAATTACGTCTGCCAATGATGAAGACACGCCTCCGTCGTTGGGGTACTCCGAAGTATTGAGCATCAAGCACACGCCATGAGATGCCATACCCGAGTTCGGCCAACGTTCCGATAACAACTCCCATGTCTCTCCCTTTATTTGATGAGAGTAAACCAGGGACGTTTTCGAGGATGAACCATTCCGTTTCTGTTTCTTGAATAAGTCGGGCAATCTCCCAGAACAGCCCACTGCGTTTGCCAGCAAGACCAGCGCGTTTTCCAGCCACGGATAAGTCTTGACAGGGAAATCCTCCGGTAATGATTCCGTTTCTTGGGTCGAATCCAGCTGCAATGAGTTGCTCACCTGTTACCTCCGTAACATCTCCGAATAATGTGGAATTAGGAAAATGCCGAGCGATAATACCGCTGGCTTTTTTATCGATTTCTACGGAAGCTACAACATCGATATTGTTTCGCTCCATGGCAAGGTCAAACCCGCCTATATACCAGCAAACAAACTAACTCCTGTTAATTGCTTACTAGACATTGGGCACCACCTCCTTGTGCACAGTTTTGTGCTTGTAGTATTGGTCTCTACGGCATTGGGCACAATACCGCATTTTTCTACCATTTGGGCGCACCCAAACTTTAGTATTAGTTTTGTCGTAGGGATGTCCAGAAGGGCATGATGTTTTTACTATATTTTTAGACGTTATTGAACCACTTCTTCTATTATTTTCTTCTTGAGTGGTTACAGACAAATGGTCTGGGTTTACGCATCTTCTATTTTTGCATAAGTGGTCTAACACCATATTTTGGGGTATACCCCCAACAAGTATTTCATAGACGGCTCTGTGAGCCAAAAACTTTACATTGCCTATATGAAAACGACCGTAACCATTATTTTCTACTCTTCCATTCCATTCCCAGCAAACCCCTGTTGCGTCTATCAATGAAGATAGAGATGGCGCAGTTTTGCCGCCAGGACCTCTCCCAGCAAATAGGCTAACGCCCGTCATTTTCTTCATAGGCTGATAGTAGCAGCCTTTGGGCGTAAATCAAATACGCCGCGCCGTTACTTGTCGGCGTCTAGCATTTCTTTGAGATCAGGAACTCCCTTGAGTCCCCAAATCTCTCTAATAGAAGGAACACCCTTATGGGAGTCAGCCTGTGGGAATTGCTCTTCGCTCTTATTCATGGTCTTTCTCCCTTTTCATTCCGCAAAAACAGTGACATTTAGGCTCTATGCAGACAAGTGTATCCCGTTCATGCCCGCACAGATCGCAGCTCCACTTCTCATCCATTACTTCTCGTTCTCTTTCTTACCTGCGCGACGCTTGTTCTCTTTAGCAGTATTCTTGCCATGCGGTAGAGCGCGGAGATTGCCCGATTTGTCGTTATTGTGATTATTATCCTTGTGGTCAACATCCACATTCTTGGATAGCTTTTTACCCGTCTTGGATTCATAATCAGCCCGAGCCTTATTCTTGGAAGTGGTTACCCACTTTCCGTCTACTTTTTTCTTGTAGACGTAGATAGGGCGTCCGCCATTAGCATCAGACCCTTTGTATGGCCCAAAGCGTTTACTTTCCGCCATTTAAAAGCTCCTCATCTAAATAATCTAATACTTTAGCAATCATAGCAATGCCTGTAGACTCTATGTGACCAAGGATAACATTGCACTTAAAGCATAAAAGCCCACGAACTTTTCCAGTCTCATGGTTATGGTCTACAGCAAGTCTGCGGTCTAATTCTTCTGGATTACCGCATATTTTGCACAATCCGTTTTGGGCGTCGTGCATAGTGTTGTACTCGTCTAATGTGATACCAAAGCGCTGGATTAACTTGCGATTACGCTCACGGTCAGGGTCAGCAGCGCGCACTTCTCTAGCACGAGCGTTTCTAGCATCTTTATTAGCTGCGTGGTAGGAGCGGCTACGTGCCAGCTCGTCTTCTGACAAAGGTGTTGGGTTGTTAGCATACTTCTCTTTAGCTTCTTCTAATGTGCACGGCTTACAACGGCTAACAATAGTGGCAGTTCCAGCTTTTGTTGTTTTACTATAAAAAGACTCTACAGGAAGAACAACCTGGCATTTAGTGCACTTCTTTGTCTCAGCCATTATTAGTCTCCTTATGGTGCTCTGTGTGAGCATTTACTGCTAGTTGACGGTTTGGAAAAACTGAGTCTTCTGCGGTAACAGACGTACGAGTTGATTTATCAAACTTTTGATATTTATATTTTCCAGACCAATCACAGTTGTCTCCACGGCATTCGGCAATGACTCCACCATTAACTCGCTCAGTGTAAAGTTTATGCCCTTTAGCCATTTTTCTTTTTCTTCTTTGTCTCAGCCATTACTTTTTATTTTCTGGTACACAGTTAGGGACTTGCTTACCGTCTTTCATTTTCATACCGTACTGTCGGTAGTTAGCCCAGCATGGAGATGCCATTAGCAGTCCCACTTTCTTAATGACTTGTTAATACGGCTGTTTGGATCTTTAGCTGTCTTAGAAGAGGTGTTCTCTTTCTTCATGCCTTCCATGCGAGCGCAGAAAGACTTACGACGAGCCGCAGACTTAGGAGACTTAGAAGCCTTCTCTTTAGATACAGGAGCTTTAAGATTATGACCTTCACGCTTAGCGGAGGCGCGACCCTTGGCGTTCAATCCGCCCTCTGGGTTCTGCCCTTCTTTGCGAGTCCATGCTGGTGACTTAGCCATTTTTACCAACCTGTCTTGTTATTACCAAAGAGGCTACCGATAGTTAAATCGACACCTTTTTGTTGTCTAGGTTGGTTATTGCTTTGATCCTTCTGCCCATTTTGAAATTCGGCAGCACGTCCCATGGTTTCACCCATGCTTGCGCCTTCAGATGCTGCAGCTTCTCCGCCAGCCGCTGCGGCTCCTGCGCCAGCTGCTTCTCCACCTGCCATAGCTACTTCTGCTAATGGTGCTAGAAATGCCATCTTAGTACTCCTTATTCATAGAGCGGAGAGAACGGTTAAGTATATCCGCAGCTTGTTCTGATACTTGGTAACGACCATAACTTGGGCGTGGACCTGAGAACTGACCGTTATCAATCTGTCTGAACTCATTTACACGACTGCGCTTCTCTTTAAGTGGAGCCTTACCGGTCTTAGTGCCCGGGGTCTCTTTGCCTAAAGCTCGATAAGCTTTTGGGTTTCCTAGTGCTGGGTCTAACATTATTTACCCTTAGCTGCGCGATTAGCGTTAGATCTGCGGTTAGGGTTTGCTTGCGCCCACGCAATCATGTTATTGCGCCGTGCCTCAGCTTCTTCTTTACTCTTAGCTTTATGTGCACCTGACTCTGGGCGCTTAGACTGCCACTTCTTAACAACTTCTTTACGAGCTTTAGAGTTGGTCTTGGTCATAGTATTCGGAATAGTCTCTTCCGCTTCCTCTGACTCATTCATCTCTTTAATTGTTGCTTTAGCATTAGCTGCACGGTTTGGCTTTTCTTTTGCCCATTGGCGCCATTGTGCCGTGCTACCGCCCATAGGTTTTCTAGCGGTGTGCTCTGTAACAGTCTCCACAATAGGTTTATCCGCGGAAGATGCGATCTTATTAGGGTCTTTAGCCATAGAACTATTATCCTTTATTTATGCTCAGGAGAACTGATGTACTCTTTGTAAGACTTAATTAAAGCTGTACTTAGGATATCCCTAGACTCAGGGTGTTTTGTCTCAAAGTGGTTTAGCCAAGTTTTTGCGCTAAAAGTGGGTAGAGCACAGCCATTATTAACGTCGTCCCAGCAGAGTTTAGCGAACCTTCCTAGAGGTCCGGGGATATCCATTTGATCCCATAGCCATGTAACGTACTGCATACGGGAAGTATGACGCTTTAATTACTTTAGCGCGGGCTTAACTCATGTAGCGAAGTTTAAGATCTTTATACTTCTCAGCGGGAACTACCTCTGGGTCTACCCACCAGTCTTCAAACTCTCTTAGAGGCCAACCCGGGGCATCCACCTTCACATTCTCAACCGCTAGTACATAGCCGTGAGATTTAAGTATTTCAATCGCCTCCGCCTTAACCTGGCGATTCTCAGGGGCATAATAAAGATCGTGCTCAAAAGTAATAACAGAGAAACGGTAATCATCGAGAGGAACCTGCTTTAGAGCTGCTAGGGTCTGTGAGGCGGGTTCTATGTCTAGCTGTAAGTAGTCTATGCGCCTAGGAGCTTGTGCACCATCTAGACACTTCTTATAATCAAAAGTTGTGGCATCAGCCTGAAAACAAGGGTTTTTGCGGTTAGTGTTGTACTCAAGTACACACTCTGGAAGGATCTCTAAAGCGATACCTTTCCAATAAAAGTCTTTCTCAAGCATGTAGGTATTACTTGTTTTCTTGGACTCAAAAGCCCCGATCTCCAAGTAATACCTATCATACAATTCATCAAGCATGTTGAGAACGAATGACTCCTGCCCAGCTTCGCTGTTGCTATCTGGGTAGTAGTGCATTCGGCTCAAATTACTTTTCCTTCTTCTCTTTAGCAGCTAGTGGGGCAACAGGTGATTCCTTTTGCGCCAAAGCTTTCTCTAACTCATTTACGCGCTTACGAAGAGGTGTAAGCCGTACATCGACATAGGTAGCAAATCCGATCACGCCCATCGTCATTAGTGTTGCATAAATATCTAAAATCATTCAAGATCCAATCTCTTAAGTCTTTGTTTTTCAGCAATTTTTTCTGGTGCTACACCGGCAACTCTAGCATTAAAGTCGATAAATTCAATACGCAGGGCTTCCAGCTGCTCCTCTATGAGCTCTAACTGCTCTTCAAGGGAGGCAAAGCGGATATAGAAGTCTTCAAAATTCATTTCAATAACCACGCATTCACGATAGTAATGATAGTTGTTATTACGATTAGGGCAAGTACTGTCCGCTCTAGGCTCCTCATAGGTATGCCCACAAGCTTAAGGCTATAGCTACCCCCACGAATAGGAGGGCGGTAATTAGTAAGGATCTGGTCTCTGGGCTCATTTTATTGACTCCTCTATTATCTTTATAGTCCAGCATGGGTATAACGCGTCTCCACCCCAATCGCAATGAAGACCGGTTTCAGAGTGGCAGAGGCTTTTACAATGCCCGCAAACCAATCGGTTGTTGTAATCGGTTTCAGGCGTATGAGCCTTAGCTACTGCGATCAAAGCTTCTGTGGGAACCCACTCCTCTTCCGCATTCTTCTGATACTCAAGGTACTCATTAAGTAGCGCTAGCAATTCATCGTAGGTCATTCATTTTCCTCGCTTCCTCGCTTCCTCAATAGCATCTTTAGTTACTTGATTTGGTTCACCTCTAGCGATAGCGGCGTATTGGTGACAAATACACGAGCAATCTTGATTCTTTTCGTCTTTG